TCCAGTACGCAGCTCCGTCAACTTCAACGGCTGCATTTTTACCAATGAGTCCACAGTTGGTACCTACTTGTTGAAAAGAAAATACAAAAGGTGCTCCAACAAATCGCATAATAAATAAAGAAGTATCCGTCCAAATGTAAATGGCATCACGACCTCTAAGTGCTCCCACGATCCGTGTTCCGTCGGCCAGTCTTTGTGTACCAGCAGTATTGGTTGCGGTAGGTGTCCATGATGTTAATGATTCTTGATCCGACCATCTTATGTACATATCGTCTTGTGTTGATGTTGTACCAATCGTTGTCTCTGTACCAAAAGCGACTAAGTGCCGATCGGGTGTAGATACTAACGTTTGTGTTGTTGCTGTTGGGCAACCTGATATAACCGTTGCTCTTGTTGATGTAGCTCCTGCTGCATTGGCATCCCATTCAAAAGAGGATCCATCAACAATCGTTGCTATAAGTTTATTTCCAAAATTATCAAGTGTCCAAAGACCAGGAGCTGTTACAATATCTCCTGTTTGTGATGCACCCCATTTTGTATAATCAGATGCATTGGTTACGGATGCATTATCTGAGTGTGATGCAGCAGTTGTATTATCTGCACCTCGTGTCAATCCTGATAGTGTATTCGTTCCTGTTGTGTTTGTAGTATAAGCAATACGTTCATTATCAATCAACACAGTTCCTGTTGCAGGAAAAGAAGCTGAATCATCTAAAACAATGCTTGTTGATGAATCTGTTAAAGCGCCATCTAATGCGTCAATAAGTTCTCCAGCAACGGTACCACCCCATAAACCTAAACCCCAACCAGCAGCTGAAGCTTCTACAGCTGGACCAATAGAATAAAAATGTTTAACTCTTACTCCTCCGGATGTACTAGCTCCCGATCCACTTTCAACTGATCCCATTTCGATTGTAAGGGTTGTGCTGGATGGAATGGAGGTAACCATAAAATTCGTATCGTCAAAATCATCAGAATCAAAATTAGAATTGGTAGCAGAGCTAAAATTATCCAAACGGATAATATCAAACTTAGATATGCCATGAGCACTCGCAAACGTGATCGTAACTGTTGCATCGCTTTGTGTTGTTGTAAAGGCACTGGTTAAAGTTGTTGTGCTTTTCAAAGGAGTTATATCATAAAAAGCTCCTCCTGAATAGACGTATAAAAATCGGTTTGTTCCTAGTGCCGCATACTTGATACCATCGGAACTAACAAAATGGTGTAAGGCTGTGTTTCTACCTGTAAGTGTATTGTCTCCTAGCTGAGCCCAGCCACCTACTTTTTCCGGCGTACCATATCTAAAACGAACAAAGTCACCGCTTACCCATTCGCCTTCTGCGCCTGTAGCCGTTACTTGTTTATTAAATCCTGGTGCAAATTTTACTTTTTGTAGCATACCTTCCTTTATAGTATTAAAAGGCCCAGCTTACAAATGAATATCTGACGCCTTTCTTCGCCTCCTTAACCTCATGAGGGTACATGAAATTGGAAGGAAATAAAAGTATATCTCCTGTTTTTAACTTAATTTCTTTGCCTCTGCAATAGAATTCTGCACCTTCATAGTCTTCATTAAGTTGAGCAACAATCGATATGATGGGTACACCTTTCATTTTTCCATCAAAAAGGCTGTGAATATGGTCATAGTGTTGTCTCATCATAGTACCAATGACATACTTATTAAATCGTATGGGTGAAAATTTTGTTAACCAACGAGGTGTTGTTTTTTCTCCTGATGTAGAATATTTATCTTGATAGTCTTCTAAAGCTTTAAATAAGTAAGGTGTTACTTTAGCTTGTTGTTCTTTTGTGCAAGGCATAATATCAAGTTCTTTAGTCGTTTCTGAATTATAGGTTCCTGTTTCATAATTATTCCAAGTATGTTTTTTCCATTGTTTTTTATTACACTCATCAATTAAAAATTCACAAAGCTCTTTAGGTATGGCATTGGTTACAAATATATAATCCTCAACGTTGTTCATAAAGTTCCTTTATATTTAAATGAGTTAAATTATTTTTGCTTCCTAATTCATCAATACAAAAAGTATTAAAAGACATACTGTAGCGTTCTTCATTACTTTTATTGATAGGAACAGAGTGTCTTAAACTTGATGGAAACAATACAAGTTCTCCATCAGTCATGGGTAATAAAAAAGTTTCCGAGTTTAAAACATTATATTTTTCAGGAGTCAGTTTAATACCATCCTGCGTAGCTTTACTAAATTGTATAGGAGGTAGTGTTTTAGATTGTCTAAAATAAAACACGCCACTTAAAATGCTATTAGGATGAACATGTTCGTGATGTTTGCTATGAGGTGGATTACGATTGGTCCACGCTTGCGTGACCACTAATCGTTGTTTTGTGTGAAGTATATTTTTTGTATATTTATCTAAACTTTTAAAAATAAAATCTTTAATTTTAGATAATTCTTTATGCTTTAATAAATAGGTATCGTCTGATTTAAAATTTAAATTTTCTTTTTGTTCGATGTATCTTAAATTTTTAATGAATTTAAATTCCTCTTCAATGGAATGTTCATATTTAGTAATAAGTACAGGGCTTGGAAAAATTTGTAATAGTTCGTCTTTCTCTTTCATATGTAATTTATACTATATTTTAACTTTGAAGTCCACCATGGGAATCAGAGGATCCTTCGTGATTATAACCAGCTACAAGTAAATCACCAAAATCAGCAGCGTCTCCTGTACTTGCTATAGCAACATAATCTATTATGTTACTATTACTACCTGTACTTCCGCCTGCCCATACTGCTCTTATACTATTTGATGTAGAGCCTGCCTCATACCTTGCGGCTGTTAAATCTCCAAAGTCAGTTGCATCTCCTGCGGATGCGATTGTAATAAATTCAATAATGTTTCCTGCTGGGTCATGACCCCCACCTTTTAAACCTCTTGTAAGCGAAGCACATGAGTTATGATGTTTGGCTGCAACGGCTAGATCTCCGAAATCAGTAGTATTACCTGTTGAAGCAATAGTAATATATTCTAGAATATTAACTGCATTACTACTATCAAAACCTCCAGTAAATACTCCTCTAGTTGCAGATGCAAGGCCTCCCATATAACTACGAGCTGCGGATAAATTTCCAAAATCAGCACCATCTGTTCCAGTGCTAGCCATAGTTATGTATTCAATAACATCAATATAAGGCGAAGATGCCCCCGCTGAAATTCCACGAGTTGCATTTGAAAGTCCAACCATTTGTCTATTTGTTACTGTTGCATCAGAAAAAAATGAACAATTACCTTGCGAAGTAAAATTAATATATTCAACATCATCTGTATTGGCTGTAGAACCTGTGCCATCAACACCTGCCATTGAAAAGAATCGTGTAGAACTTGCAAAAGCAGAATGATAATAACGATTAAATCTTAAATTTCCAAAATCAACAGCATTACCTAACGTAGGTATATTTATAAAATCAATAGTATCAGTTGCTGGAATACCACCTGCAAATAATCCTCTTCCGCTTCCAGGCATATAGTTAACCGATGGACGTTGAGTATTAGCTTCAAGACCACCATGCCCTCCTGTGTTTGCACCAAATAAACTACCTCTTGCTACACTTAAATCTCCAAAATCTGATACAGAGGATAGTGTAACCATTGAAAAAGATTCTATGTTATCCACAACTGCGCAAGAAACATAACCTCCACCATAAACAGCTTTAACAGTATTAGTTCCACAACCGCCACCGTAATTGTCATTAGCTATATCTCCAAAATCAATTGCATTACCTTCTGAAGCAATCGTTACTGCCATAAGTTCACTATGATTTCCACTACTTGGATTTAATCCTCCTACAATAACACCTTTGGTAGTTGTTGAGGCTCCTCCGCAACTTCCTTTAGGTGTGTCCAAATCGCCAAAGTCTGTGCCATCTCCTGTTGAAGCAATAGTAATATATTCAATGACATTTAGGTAACCAGGTGCTACTCCTCCTGCAAATATGCCTCTTGTTGGAGATTGAATACCTAGTGTTAAATCTGATTTTGCTCCTGTTAAATCTCCAAAGTCTACAGCATCACCTGTTGAAGCCATTGTTACAAAGTCCATAACATTTTGCCGAGTAGGTGTTCCTCCTCCAGCACAAATTTGTCTTGTTTCATTACCCACACCGCCTGTTGAAAAACGAGCTAAAGTTAAATCTCCAAAATCTGCAGCATTACCTAAAGAATTAGTAGTTACATAATCAATAACATTACTGGTAGGACTACCTCCTCCCATGGCAAGACCTCGTGTTGCATTTCCATGCATACCAACATATCGACCTAAAGTTAAATCTCCAAAATCAGCAGCATCTCCAGTTGTACTAAGATTCACATACTCCATAGTATTTACAGTAGGCGCAGCACCTCCCGCAAAAATACATCTATCTCCACGAATCTCATTATTCATGACAATATTGTAACGTTGTTTTATATCCCAAATAGCCATTAAGTTCTTGCTCCTTG